ATATGCGGACGTTACCCAACTGGATCTTGTCGCTTGTGGATTATTCGCAAAGTTTCCGGAGATTCAGACGATCAAATCGGCACTCTTATTTGTAGTGAGCAAGGATGTAGTGCGAGCCCTACATCTATCAAAAACAAAAGAAAAGTACATGCAAAAAGTTTTGCCTCACTTGGAAAGACTAGAGGGAGCGTTTGAAAGTGGAACATGGAATGCAAAAACAGGCCCCCTCTGCGGATGGTGTCCAGTAACCCAATGTGAACATTATACAAAAAGGAGTAAATGATGCCATACGTTAACAAACCTAGACCTTACAAAAAAGAATATCAGCAACAAGTGGAGCGTGGTGAATTGCCCGACCGCATGGAGCGTCAACGTGCCCGAAACGAAATGGACAAAAAGGGTATCGACCGCACAGGTAAAGACATCGACCACACTGTTCCTCTTTCTAAAGGCGGTACAAATGCTCCGTCGAACTTGAAGCTGAAGGCCCCCAGCGCTAACAGATCTTTTAGTAGGAACAGCGACCACACGGTCAAAGTAAATAAGCCCAAGAAAAAATGAGTCTTGATACATATGCGTGGCCTAGGCCACATGGGTTTACTCCATTTGCTCATCAAGTTCAAACGGCAGATTTTTTAATTAAAAACAGAAAAGCTTTTTGTTTTAACGAACAAGGTACAGGTAAAACTGCGTCTGTTATATGGGCGACCGACTACCTTATGAATCGGAGTATTATCAAACGAGTATTGATTGTGTGCCCGCTATCGGTGATGAAAGCGGCTTGGCAAGAAGACCTATTTAAATTTGCTATACATCGTAGAGTAGATGTTGCTTACGGTAGTTCTAAAAAACGCAAAGACATTGTTCTTGGTGGTGCTGAATACGTCATCATTAACTTTGATGGCGTGGAGATCGTTAAGAATGAGATTATTCAAGGCGAGTTTGACTTAATTGTGGTAGACGAAGCATCTGCCTATAAGAACCCATCAACTAAACGATGGAAAGTTATGCGGGATTTAGGTAAGCACGTCAATGGATTGTGGATGTTGACTGGAACGCCTGCCGCCCAAAGTCCTGCGGATGCTTACGGATTGGCAAAACTTGTGAATCCAGCGGGCGTGCCCATGTTTTTTGGGCAGTTTAAAGATACTGTAATGCTAAAGATCAGTGATTTTCGGTGGATACCCAAACCCAATGCCGATCAGGTGGTGCACAAAGTATTACAACCCGCCATTCGATTTGAGAAAGCTCAATGTCTAGACTTGCCCCCGCTTACCTATGCTGATCGAGATGCACCGATGACACCGCAGCAGTTAATCTATTACAAGAAACTCAAGAGCCAGATGCTTATCGAAGCAGCGGGCGAAGAAGTTAGTGCTGTTAACGCCGCATCTAAGTTGACTAAACTACTACAAATTGCGTGTGGTTCGGTGTACACCGACACAGGTTCGGTGATTGATTTTGACGCATCAAGCCGACTAAAAGTTGTTAAAGAAGTAATTGAAGAGTCGAGCCACAAGGTGCTGATCTTTGTACCGTTTACGCATACCATCGAAGTGTTAACGAAATACCTAACAAAGAATGGCATTACAAACGATATTATTAACGGCGATGTTGGCGCTAATAGACGTGCGGAAATTGTTAAAGAGTTCCAAAATAATGTTGAGCCAAGAGTGCTTGTCATCCAACCGCAAGCCGCGTCTCATGGTTTAACCTTAACTGCCGCGAATACAATCATATGGTATGCTCCATGTACAAGCGTTGAAACGTATCTGCAAGCAAATGCACGTATAGACAGGCCCGGACAAAACAATCCAATGACTATCGTACACATAAGAGGCAGTGCAGTTGAAACTCGACTGTATCAAATGCTTAGAAGTAAAATTGTTGACCACTCAAAAATAATTGATTTATACAAAAAAGAATTAGAAGAAGACTTGACATTGTCAAATCAAGAAGTATAATACTAGAACCGCAACAAAAAGGAACTAAATTATGGACGTACAAGTTCAGGAAGAAAAACCCCCCGTAGATGTTGACATGCTTACGCAAATCTATATCAAGATGCGTGATAGGCGTTCAATGCTCAAACAAGAGTTTGATAAGCAAGACAAAAAAATTCAATCTCAGATGGATGTCATCGAGGGCGAATTACTAGAGTTGTGCAAAACTCTTAACACAAACACTTTAGGTACAAATCACGGCACGATTGTTCGTTCGGTTAAGTCACGGTACTGGACGAATGATTGGGATTCTATGTATCGGTTCATTAAAGAACATGATGCGTATGGCTTACTTGAGAAACGAATTCAGCAAACGCATATGAAAGAGTTTCTTGCGGAGAATCCTGATGTTTACCCCCAAGGGATGAATGTCGAAAATCAATTTACCGTGGTTGTTAGACGTAAAAAGGAAGAATGAAGATGAGCAATATTGCTTTAATGGATCAAGCGTTACCTGACTTTCTGCAAGCCGCACCAGTCAGCGAATTAACCAAAAGCCTAGCGGGTAAATCGGGTGTTCCCCGTATCGTGTCTAAAAACGGAATCTTTCGCAAGATGCTCGGTGTTGACGAACAAGGCAAAGTCAAAGGTGACTTGGAAGTTGTGATTATTAACGCATCACCAAAAGTGGGGCGTATATTCTATGCAAAGGCATGGAATCCTGAGTCAGAGCCAACACCTCCTGATTGTTTTTCTAATGATGGTCAGTCACCTGATAAAGGTGCGGTCAACCCACAGGCTGATCGTTGCGATGCTTGCCCCAACAACATTAAAGGTTCAGGTCAAGGCACGTCTAAGGCTTGCAGATATACACGCCGTATTGCCGTGGTGCTTCAGGAAGATTTTGGTACTTCATTAGAAGGCCGAGTTTATCAAATGAATTTAGCATCTATGTCTTTGTTTGGTACAGGCGCTCCTAATGATAACAAGTTTGTATTTGAAGACTACACCAAGTACTTGGCTAACAATGGCAAGAGCCTTGAATACCTTGTGACTTCAGTTAGCTTCAATGAGAACAACGATAACCAGTCGGTGCTTTTCACACCCATGCGCCATATCACTAAGGATATTTACGAAGTGACAAGCAAAGCATCACAGCGTCCTGACGTGCAGAAGATGGTAGTTATGACACCATACGAAGCACAGATGAGCACAACCAAAGTGTTGCCCAAGCCTGTAGCAAAAACTGAGGTAGTCGAAGAGCCAGTCAAACGGCCTAAAGCTGAAGCCCCAGTTGTTGTACCTAAGAAAGAATTGGACGATGTCCTTAAAGCATGGAGTGAGGAATAATTATGAGCTACGGCTATAGTCAACGTTTAATTGAAGCGAATAAAGTAGCAGGAGATTCGTTGGGTGTAGCCCTTGGCCGTCTATGTATTGAACGAGACATATCAGTTAATCGTGTTGCTGAGCATCTAAATGTGAGTCGTGCTACGATTTACAATTGGTTTTGGGGTTTAACAACCCCCGCTAGAAAACATGATGAATTGATTGTCGCGTTCATGCGTCAGCATAAGAAACGGAAGTAATCATGTTTGATCTACTGGATGCTGTTCTACCAGCAGAGGGTAGGTACTGCGTGTTTGGATTGGGTAAGTTCCCAGACCAGCGCTTCTGCGATACACGTGCTGAAGTTGATGCAATAACCCAAGAGTTCGTCAATAATAAAGTCAATGCGTTCTATGGTTGTGCTAAGTATGGAAGTTTAAATAACAGAACCCATGCTAATGCCAAATATTTTAGAGCCCTTTGGATTGATGTCGATTGTGGTGAAGCTAAAGCAGACGAAGGCAAAGGCTACCGCACACAGGCAGAGGGACTAGTCAAGTTCAAAGAGTTTTGTACCACTACTAAACTACCCGCACCTATTATTGTTGATTCAGGCTATGGCATTCATGCTTACTGGCTACTTGAAGAAACAATTGAGCGTATGGAGTGGGAAGCATTGGCCGATAGGCTACATGAGTTGTGCAAAGAAAATGAATTCATTGTTGACCCTGCTGTTTTTGAAGCATCCCGAGTACTTAGAATCCCTGGAACCTTTAACTTCAAAGGCAATGAACCTGCTGAAGTAAGGGTAATAAATGAAGTCTCTAGGCGTTTAACCTACGCCGAGATGAAAGAACTACTCGGTGCACCCGAGCCTAAAGAACAAGTGCCTGACTTTATTCCTAGAGGGTTAAGCCCTTTGATGAGTCAGTTGGTATCGAATCGAGTCAAGCGGTTCAAGACAATTATGATGAAGTCGGTCAAGGGCGAGGGCTGTGCACAACTATTGCATTGCTTTCAAAACCAAGACACGATTGATTACAACCTTTGGCGCAGCGCATTATCTATTGCATCTTTTTGCGTAGATAGAGACACGGCCATTCATAAGATGTCTGAGCAGTACCCTGACTACGATAAGCGAGAAACTGAACGCAAGGCTGATAACTTAGTCAAGACTGGTGCACCGCACCATTGTTTAACATTTGAGAAAAACAATAAAGGATATTGCGATGGATGTGCGCACAAAGGAAAGATCAAGTCTCCAATTGTATTAGGTGAGGAGATTGCCGAAGCCGACGATGAGGACAACACTGTTGAAATTGAATCCGAGGAAGGTATCGTAGAGACGCATCAAATACCTGAGTTTCCGTTTCCGTTTTTCCGTGGTAAGAATGGGGGCGTTTACCGCAGGGGAGACGATGAAGAGGACGACGTAATTCAAGTCTATGAGCATGACTTGTACGTACTAAAGAGGCTGATTGATCCTGATGCTGGCGAAGTAGTTTTAATTAAACTGCACCTACCAAGAGATGGGATAAAAGAATTTGTCGTTCCGTTGACGGCAATCACAGTTAAAGAAGAACTGAGAAAAACATTAGCGCACTATGGTGTGGTATTGTTTTCCAAGCAACTAGACCAAATGTACATCTATATGGTGACATTTATTAAAAACATGCAAGTAGAAAGAAAGGCAGACATTATGCGAACACAATTTGGTTGGGCTGATAATGACAGTAAATTTATTATCGGCGAGCGGGAGATCACCAAGGATGGAATATTTTATAGCCCACCATCCATAGCCACTAGGGGTATTGTAGAACACCTACATCCAAAGGGTACCCTCGATAAGTGGAAAGAAGTTTTTAACTTGTATAACCGACCCGGACTTGAGCCTCATGCGTTTGCGGCGTTGACTGCGTTTGGTTCCCCGTTACTAAAGTTTACAGGTATGAGCGGAGCCATTATCAATCTAATCCATGAGAAGTCAGGATCGGGTAAGTCAACGGCGCTCTTTATGTGTAACAGCGTATACGGACATCCAGTTAAGCTGGCGTCCCAGTGGAAAGATACTCCGCAGTCAAAGATGCACCGACTGGGTGTGATGAATAACTTGTCTAACACAATCGACGAGATTACAAATACATCCCCTGCAGAGTTCTCTGATTTGGCTTACGGCATATCACAGGGTAGGGGTAAAGACAAGATGAAGGCGCAGACCAATGAGATGCGCATCAACAATACATCATGGAACAACATGACCTTGGCCTCGGCTAACGCTAGTTTTTACCAAAAGCTTGGGGCGCTAAAGAATTCACCCGATGGTGAGTCTATGCGTTTGATTGAATACAAAATTGAGCCCAATAATATCCTTGATGTTGCTTTTGCCAAGCAGATGTTTGATGGTCAACTGCGGGAAAACTATGGCCATGCAGGTGAAATTTATGCTCAGTGGTTGGTAAACAATCTTGAAGAAGCCAAAAGTTTAATTAAACTAATTCAGGCTAGGATCGACAAGGAAGTTCAGTTTACTGCGCGAGAGCGGTTTTGGTCGGCTGTTTGTGCGTGTAATATCGCAGGGGGATTGATTGCTAAGAGCCTAGGACTGCACGACTACGACATGAAAGCAGTGTACAAATGGTTGGTTAAGATGCTTGGTGAAATGCGTGAAGACGTAAAGCCTCCAATCGACGTGCCTTTTACAATATTGGGAGACTACTGCAACGCTCACGTTGCTCACACTTTGGTGGTAAATGGCGAAGTTGATTCCCGAAGCGGGCTAAATAGCGCACCGATATTGGAGCCTAGGCAAGAGTTGCTCATACGCTATGAACCTGATAACAAGCGACTTTATATGGTGGCCAAGCCGTTTAAAGATTATTGTGTTAAGTACCAAATTAACCATAAAGAACTACTGGCTAAATTAAAAGAAGCTGGAATTTACAAAGAAACTATTAACAAGCGCATGGCCAAGGGTATGAAGGTTGTATCCCCTGCAGTGCGAGTACTATGGTTTGATGCTTCGTCTAGTGAGTTTTTACAGATTGATGCCAATGAAGATAGAAACAGTGAGTTATCAGATCAATTGGAAACGATTTAAAAAGGGCAGCAGCTTTTTTGTTCCTTGTATTGACGTAGTAGCTGCAAGAAAAGCACTACACGTGGTTATGAAACGATTAAAAATCGACACGGTTTCAAAATGTGTCGTTGAAGAAAACATAAAAGGATTGCGGGTTTGGCGTGTTTAATTTACAATCCACCCATCAGCTTCTTGCAGTTGCTGATTTCCTGAGAAAGTTAGTTCCTTTCTTTGCAATTTAAAACCCCGCCTATGTGCGGGGTCTTTTTATTGTGCTTCCTGTTCTCTTTGGGCAGCGGCCTTACGCGATGGGGATAGTAACCTATACGCAGCAACAGCATTTTTCTCCGTGACCCTAGCACCTCTCCAAGATTCTGAAAGCGCTTCTTCCTTAGCATCAAACGATTTATTTTTTAACTCGTCAGTAATTTCATATTCAGGATAAGTTTCAGAATATTTTTTATTAAATTTATCAACCTCAGCGTGTAAACGTTTGTACTCAGGTATATCTTTATTTACATACGCAGTAAACATGTCGTCTAAAATTCGGTGCTGTTCACCTTTAACTCTTTGGTCTAATTTATATTCTGCCTGCGTTGCATCCTTAATATCTTTAAGTAAGATAGGGCGCAAGCCAATAGTTTGACCAACAATCTCAGCTATGCGCATTGCTTTAGCATTTAAAATTTTATCGTGATTCCTACCTGTTTCCCCTTCAGTAGCATATCTTTCTGCAGTAAATACATTCCTCCACGCAGCAGATGGAACAACTTTTTCAAATCCTTTTCTAACATCCCCATGCGACATCATTGATACACCATCAATTATATTAACAACCATTGATATTGATGGCGGTGCAAGCGACATTACATAATTAGCAACTTCAGTTCTTGTGCTTTTACTATTGCTTTCTTTAACTTCAGAATTAAAAAATAAATCCGCCATACTTACATGGCTACCAACATCCACTCCAGTAAACGCATTAAGAGGCCCTTGTCGAATAATAGTATCTAACGTCTTACCACCAATGGTAATATCGCCCAATTGTTCTTTAAGCCATACAGTTTTGTACCAAGTTTTGGGGTCAAGTTGCCGCATATCTGCAGGTAACTTATCACGTTCTCTATCGTAGAGTGCACTCATAAAGGCAAATATAGCACCGAGTAAAGGCATACCAACTGTACCCGCTACAGACCATGAAGTACCCATGACCGCAAAGAATGCACGGGCGCACTCCATTCTAGTATCTCCGTCCATAGGCTTAACCATACCAATAAAGTTTCTAGCCATGAATTGTGCGGCACTCAATCTCCACATTGCAAATTGAAACAAGAATTGTCCAACATCAGATTTTAACCAAGGGGGTCGGTTAGCCGAGCTGTAATTAAATAACGATTGGTCTACATCTTTTTTAGCCATCATTGTGAGGGCATCAAAGTTTTCGTCCATGTAAGCTTTTTCGGCAACAAGTTTGTCTGGGGCGGCTTGGTATGCTTTAGTTTTTCTAAATTTTTCTAATGCCTTATTGCGGTTTAACCTAAAAGATGCAAGGTAAACAATCTCCCTAGAAATACGTTCGGTTGCATGGATAAGTTCCCCAACAGCAAGAGTTGCTACTTGTTTAGCAACATACTTAGCTTTTTCAATTTTTGACCCGTAGTGCTCCGAAGGAATTTCAATTTTGCCATACATAGCCCGTGCCGCAGTAGACTCATTAACATTGAGCGCTTTCATCGCATTGATAGCTCTACGGTCTTCAGCTTTTCTTTGTTTTTGTTCTGCGGTATCAGAAGTATTATCAGTAACTGCGCTAGAACCCGCAATAGTCGGCATAATTAAACTACCGTTTGCATCATATTTAGTCAATGAACTCCACACATTCATTAACTTACCCATTTCAGTAGTTACTTCTAGGGCTGAATGTTTTTTAAGTAGCTGTGGCACACCAATTTCATATGCGCTAATAGTGTTAGCAATTGCCGTTGCCTGGGACAAATAGTATGTATATGCCATGCTATTGGCAAACCTTAATGCAGCAACTATTCTTCCTTTATCTTTTTGCGGTGGGTTAAGCACGGAATCAGCACGGCTTTCCATCTCTAATACATATGGGGTCTTGTTATCAGTTTGCGCAATTGCGCTTTTTGCTGATGATATTGAATTCCGAATCATGCGACCGTATTTCAACTTGGGTATTTGCTTAGAAAATTTAACGGCAGACCGCACAAGTCCACGAGTCACGTCAACATCATAGCCCGGTGTAGTCTTACGATGGATAAACCCTTTACGCATACTTTGTTCTGGCTGCAGTTGCAACCATAACTGTACGATAGCATCTGTAGTATCTTGCCTGCTTATATCATCCGTGCTCATCTGCGGAGAAGTTGGAGAAGTCTCAACCATCGTAACTATTTGCTTGAGTAAACTACTTGAACTGAGCGCGGCTGTGCGTAAATCAGCAACATTATTGCCGACTGTAATATCTTCATCCGCTATTAACTGCTTGCGGGTTTTGCCTGTTTTCTTGGCTATATTAGCAACCAATGCTTCTCGCGCTGCTAAAGAATCTCTAATGAAGAAAGCCCCAGATGCTTTATCGCGTAAAAAGAAATGCCCCCCTTGATCCCGTAGGAGTGGTACGTAGGATTCAATTCTATTTTCAGATGCAAGTAAATCATTCAATTGTTTAATGATAGCTGGCCCTTGGCTTGTACCTTGGCTAGCTTCCGCAACGACTTGTTTAAGTAACGTACCTGTATACTTGAACATATGCTCATAGTATTTAGTAACGTCTTTAAAGATTGACCGACCCACTGGCCCTAGCTCAGTGTACATTTTGTTTATTGCAGGGACATTTTTATTAGTCTCTGGGTTGATACCTTGGGTAGCGTACGTAAATACGTCTACTTTTTTGCGTAAATTTGGGTCATCAGATTCATCAAAACGTTTTTGAATACTGTCAACTAGTTTACCTGCCGCATCTAGCATTTGCTTTTCCATGCCAGCCATACGTTCCATTTCTTGATGGGCACGGGTTAAAGATTCAATACCAGATAATGCAGCTACTGCGTCAGTAGTAGGTATATTTAAAAGGAAAGATTTTTCATTGTAGGCTAACCCGTCTACAGCACGTTTAGTTGCACCCAATAACTTAGATGGATTACGTAGCAACTGCAATGTAGTAATATTTTCCCCCACAACTGTTGGGTCAGTAGACTTTGCAATTGCGTCTAAATTTTGTTTAACAATGGCATTGTCTTGCGTGACTTTATCCATTTCTTCTTGGCTCAATGTAGCCGATACTTTTTCTGTTCGCCCTTTAGCCATTTGTGCGGCCTTCATTTCGCCACGTTCAATGGTACGCATTTGCGGGGTTTTAGAAGAATCTAAAATGTTGCTAGTAACGTTAACTAAATCAGAGAAACCATTGTAGTAACCATCGCCTATGCCAAACAATTTCATAATGGCACGAACAAAAGAACTAAATGCAGTTTCGTCTTTCTGCTTACCTTCCATACCCATCAAAAAGTCTTGTATGTTTTCATCCGACATACCATAGGCTAAGAATTCTTCGGGCTGCTGGAAGATAGCCAAGTCACCATCTTCATCTCTTGTAGACTCAACGCGATCAATAACTTCTTGAGATAGCAATCCTTGCTGTTTCATTTTGTTATATTGCTGCTCAGCACGAATCATTATGGCTGTCAGTTCTTTGACAAATCTTGTGACATCTGCACCAAGTTCTATACCTTTGGCAGAACTATAAAGCCCTAAATAAATTCTTTGGTTTGTTGCGGCATGAAGCAACTCATGGAGCACATCAACATTGTTAACACCGTGATATTGGCCAAAGCTTTCACCACGCACGTAGATAGAACGTTTGCCTGTGGCTTCATCCCGGATATAAATAGCACTTGCTCTTCCCCACGTATCCATATTGCGTTGAAGTACATCAGGTAAAGGTTGCCCCTTTTCAATTACTTCAAATGAAACACCATTTACAAACCCACGTAACCGTTTAGCAAGTAGTTTTTGAAAAAAGTTACCTGTTTTTAAAATTTGGCTAATAGCTTGGGCTGCATTAGTGGCTTTGTTAAACCCACGGTTAACAGGAGAAGCATTGTGTCGTCTACCAATAGTTGGAGACGCCGTATATCCACGACTTTCTAAACTACCCGTTAGTACATTTTCTTTGGTATAGCTAGCCAAACGTTTTTCACGCTCGGCCATACCTTTTTTAACATCTTCAATTTGTTGCGGCGTTGCATGTTTAGCAAGCAACTCTTTAATACGTTTACCCGCAGGGGTGTTGCCAACTTTGGCGTAGGCTTTAAGTAAACCTTCAAGGGCATTACGACGCAAGTCTTTTTTATCTTGTTCCGCACTTTCAATTTGATCGGTTTCAGTATCAGGATCAATTGGTTTGGATGCTTCTTCAAGTTGCACTGCATATTTATTGCGTGAAATATCTGCGGCGGTATTGGCCGCACGTGCTGGTGCGCCAGCAGCAATTTTAGCTGCTTTTTCTTCAGGGGTTAACCGAGCACCTTTTGGCCCACGCTTTGCTCCGGTTGATTTTTTTGGTTCTTCTAACGTAAGTTGTGCTTGTCCTTCTTGCGTTGTTTCGACGGTTTCAGGGGTTTCAGTGCCAACTTGCTTTCCTTTAGTTTCAGTTTGTTTAAATAAATTTGAATATATTTCTGGCGCATTGTTACCCGCTAATTCAATAGCTCTTGAACGTGCAGCATCTAATACATCTTTTTCATTCCATCCTTTATCTTTAGCTATTTTTATAGCTTCTTTTATAGCAGCATAAGCTGGTGAATTGATAAAATCTGGTTTATCTGAATCTTTAAAAAGCGTTGCTATTGACCTACCTAAATCACTTGGTGAAGAATTATCTAAACGACTTATTTTTTTAATATATTCATCTATTTCATCTTCATTAATACCTTTAAAAATAGAAGAATCTTCTTCAAAAGCAGTAGTAGCATTTTCACCCCACCATTTACGGCGTTGACTTGCAGTCATTGCTTCATATTGTTTGGCTTGCTCATCGCCATAATGTTTACGGACAGCATCTATGTCTAATTTATTATTTATTTCATCTGCTTGCTCCCTAACATCCAGTAATTGTTCATAGCTTAATTCCGCATAATTTGGTTTTTCCGTTTGATTTACTGTAGTGGGTGCTTGTCCTTCTCCTGCATTAGGGAGTCCAACATTCGGCTGAGTAGAAACCACTCCATTTCCTGCAGGTGCTTCAGCTCCTGTGGGGGCGGCATTAATGGCGGGGGCTCCACTAGGTATTCCAGCGCTAACTCCACCTGCTGGGGGGACAGTTTGTCCAACATTTTGTTCTCCTTGCCTTCTACCAAGTTCAGATTCGATTTGTGCAATCAAAGCGGTATTTTGTTTTTCTTTTGGCTTTTTATTCTGGAAATCTAATGTGCTAACAAGCATGGCTTGTGGCCATGTTTTTAATTTATTATTTTCTATAGGGCCTTTATTCTCAGGCTCTACGTTTGCTTCACCATACACTTCATCTTTGGCTTGCTTTAATGCGTCCCCTTCTGGTATTCCAGAGGCCATGTAATCCTCGGCCAACTTTTGAACTTGTTCTTCTTTATTTACAGTAGGTGGCGTAGTTTGTTTTGCCGCAGTTGCCGTAAGCCCTGGCGCTATTGGCACGGTTTGGCCCGCAGGGGGTGGGGGAGGTGGGGGAGGTGGGGGAGGTGGTGGAACTTCTTGCCGTTGTTCTTGTTGAGTTTGTTCTTGTTGGGGGCCAGCCAAAGTACGCACTGCTTTATTTATACCCGCGCCACCCGCCATCATCAGGCCACCTTGGGTAACAGTAGCTAACATTGTTTCAGCAGCACCTTTGAGGAAACCTTTAAAGTCCATATCTGGGTTTAGACCCAAGACTTTATCCACTACTGACTGACCAGTATATGTTAATTCTTCACCTGGTACATCTCTTGCCAATGCTTTAGTATAGTAAGCAAATAACTCGCTGGTGGGTATACCTTTGGTCGAAGCTTTTAAAGCCTTCATTTCAGAACCAAGTCCAACTTTTTCACCGAGCACTTCAAAAATACTATTAAAAGTTGAACGTATAGTGCTATCTTCCGTACTTAATCCTGCTCTTCTTGCTTCGTCGTAATTTTGACCAAACGCATTTGCAAACATAGGCACAAGCACTGCGGCTTCAGAACCCGTTGCTACACCAGCTATCATATAGGGTAGCTGTTGTGATATAGAAGATATAGCACCTTCAACAATTTGCAAAGGCTTGTTTGGATTTTCCCCCATACCTTGAGTGACCGCATTGATCCTATCAAGGTTTTTCTTAGTATCAAAGCCCGGTAAATCCATGCCGAGCATATCGCCAATAAAGCGATGCGTCCCACGTATGGCAGTCTCCCCACCCAACAAACCTAATTTAGCCCCACGTTGTATAGTATTAAGAGTTTGCTCAATAGGCGTAGCATTGGCGGGGAGTTTGTACCCCATGCCTTCTTGGACATCTTCAGGGGTTTCAGTAACTTGAGCTAAGTTGCGGCCTATTTGTCCACGGCGTGCTTGCCTACTTGCTTCAGCTTGGGCAGTTTCTGCATTTGCACCTTGCCCCATAAAGCGTTCTGTTTGTGCTTCAAGCCTAGGATCAAACGCTTTGCTTATTGTCGGCTGAGTAGTAGCGTTGTAGTTTTCATAGCGTTGCTGAATAAGTTTAGCCGCACGGCCATAGACATCAGGGCGCATAGCCAATTTATCTAGTTTGGCTTGGCGTTCATCTTCAGGAATTGAATTTAATTGCGCTTCAATTGCATTAGTAAACTTTGGATCAAGTACATACTTATCCTGAGTTTCTTTGGTAGGCGGGAGTTGCTTACCTTCTAAAACGCTTTGTCTTTTTGGTACGCCTGAACTAGCTAATTCAGAAATAAAACTTTCCCCCATAGGAGAACCCAAGTCTGGGCGTTCTTCTGCAACCGTTTCACGTGGAACAGTTTTGGGCATTGCCGATTCTTTAGTAGGCGCAGCTTTAGAAGTGGCTTCATTTACAAGCCATTGATCGCCAACTAAAAAAGCTTTAGCCCCAGTATCAGGATTGGTTGCGGTCTTTACAACTGGTTGCCATTCTCCGTCAACTAAAGCTACCCGCTCTCCTGTATCAGGGTTTGTTGCAGTTTGTACAGCCATTTTAATTAATCCGGAACAAAGCCACGAGGTAGGGCTATATTACCACCACTTGTAGATTTACCGCCACTTGTAGATTTACTAGCCACTTTTCCATGTTTTGCCAATGGATACTTTTCATCAAGAGCTTCTACCATTTGTTCTTGAGTTGCTGGATTTGCATCCATATATGGAACACTACGGTATAACTTTGTCAACTCTGCGCCATGCAATTTTTTCTGTTCGTTGGCTATGGCTTGTTGTTTAATATCTAACCCAGTTTCACCTTGAGTCGCTTTATTACCAGTGATGTCAGACACGCTAAATACGTTAGCGTTTGTAGTTTTAGTTGCCTCAATTGCTTTTTTAGCTGCATTGAGCTTGCTTAAATTTTCTTTAGTTGGGTTTTCATCGTATGCAGTTTGTGCTCCGTACAACAAATTAGTTGGGTTAATTTGTGCTCCGGGTTTTAATGAAATATTTTTAGCTTTTAATACTTCAGCTTGAGCTTTAAGCGCATTAATCTCGGCATTATGCGCAGCAATACCTTCTTGTTGGCTCTTATGTACAGAGTCAGCGGCAAGAGCATACTGACCCATTTTATCTTTACGTTGTGCATCAGCCATGTGAAAGCGCATAGCATCCCGATGTTCTTGGGCTGCTCTTTCTTCTTTAAGCACATCACCATAAGATTCGCCAAATGCACCAGCGGCGTTGGCAGCAGCTCTACCTAGGTTGCTACCCTGAGACATTGCGGCAGCGGCTTTAAGTAAAGACAAACCAAGACCTTGATCTCTGGCTTTAAGTCCTAAACCTTCTTGTTTATCTAACCGATCCATTTGCGGTTTGTAAATATCAGCCCCAAATTTATTTTCACGGTTGGCAATCATTTGTTGGATTGCAGCTTCTCTATCTGCTGCAGTTAACGCTGTAGGAGCTGTCAGCCCTTGTATTCTTGTATTCAAAGCATCGAGTCCTTTTGTATCGCCTACACCATTTTCTTGTTGTGCATATGGATCTGCATAATCAGGAGCAGCATTTTGTTGATAGTCTGCTTCCGTATCCCCACCCTTAACATAATGTTGGATTGGAGTTCCACCGTGAGCAAACGCCACAATACCACCTGTACCAAAAGCTTTGGCTAGTTCAGCGTCGGCAATAGAGGGTTGAGCATTGGCTGCTGGAGCTTGTTGCGCTTGTTGCGCCATCTGCATTTGTTTAGCTTGACCAATGTGTTGTAACGCACGAAGCGCCGTATAAGGGTCAATATCAAGCCCTTGCGGAGAAGCACCCAATACCGCTTGTTTTAACGGAGTAGGATCAGCTTCATATCTTTTAGCGTAGATAACTGATTGGTCAATAGACATTATGCAACTCCCAATTGGCGTAGTGCAATACCACCTAACCCATGACTTCTAACATGTCCACCCGAAGCAAACAATTTACTTAAACCCGCAGCACCTAGTCCCAACGAGGCGACCGTTTGGGCGGTAGAAGGAGGAGCTTGATAGAGCGTGCTACCTGTTTGACTTGTTGGTAAGCCACGGATGATGTCAGACATAAAGCCCATTTGCTGATAAGGGTAGTTCTGAGCATTCTGGTAATCCTGATATTGATTGTTAAGTACGTTTTGAACTTGTTGTTGCTGTTGGGTACCCGTTGCATTTTGCAACTGATTGATACCCATGTTTTGAGTATATTGATTTTGACCCAATGTACCCATTGTATTGGCTGACTGCAACGCAGTATTAAGCCCTTGTAAGCCTAGGCTTGCACCGAATTGCCCTTGCTGAGCATTGAGTTGAGCTGCGTTTTGTGCTTGCCCTTGCTCAGTATTAAACTGTTGTTGCCCAATGTTATAAGCATCAAATTGATTCTTGGCTAAATTGCGTTGCAAGTCGGCATTGTTTTGCGCACCCATAATGGCCTGACGACCACCACCAAATGCACCTGCCGTAGTAGCTTGTGCATTATTTTGTGCATTTTGAATTTGCGAGTTTCTATAGGCAGCATTGTTTTGAACGTCCAAATAGGGGTTCATGTATTGCTGGGCTACACCAGGGTTGGTAAAACTTTGTGAAGCGTACGGGTTATATGTATAACCAGTATTTAACGCGCCAAGACCCGCTTGTCCAGCTACTGCACTTGCTTGTTGCAACTGAGGGGCAGACTGCATGAGTGCCGCACCTTCAAACGCTTGGTTCTGCAACGGAGTAAATTGAGCTGTCCTATCCCCCTGATACTGCATGTAGGGGTTTTGTGAAGGATCAGTAAAGGCTTGTGCTTGCGCAAGTAAGTCTTGTTGCGCAGGGGCCATCTCTGGCGTAAAACCTACCTGATACTGCGTCTGTTGTACTAATTGTGGATCAGCCATTTTGAGTCCTTATGCTGGAAGATATTTAGCGGCACGGGTATTGGTAGCAACCTTGCCTTTACCGACTGTACTACTACGAGCTTTTTGAATTCTATCCATCATGGCGTAGAGTTGTTTTGCACCTGCGTCAGTAGAGCCATTACCTAGCTCAGATACGATTCTTGCAGGTACTACAAATTCGCCGTCGGCCAAACGAGCAGGTTGCCCCTTGCCTATGGTAGCAGGGATAGAGTCAGAAACACCATCGCCGGGGCCACGAAGCAAACGACCACCATCAGAATAGCTACCAAGATTGTATTGGTCGGTAGAGCCACCATCTGCATAAATTTTTGCGGGATGAAAATTAAATTTGCCTGTTGCTTTTGAAAAGAATGAAGGATGTGCAGAACCACCCATAGCCATTCCCATGAGCCCGCCATTAGCACCGTGGACAGCAGCAAACTGTTCTGCGGTATCAGCAACAACGTTACCTTTTTCATCGTAATAACGACCATCGGAACCAAAATAGAAACCGGGGTAGTCCGCTAATTGAGTTGCGTTTCTAGGGGGCGCGCCATTTGCAACAGGGATTGAAATAGTTTTACTACTTAAACTAGGCGCTGCACCAGAAGCGGCAGCGGATGCAGCATCTGCATTTGCGGCGGCGTTATAAGCAGAGTTAAGTGTCAATTTATGTGTTTTGGAATCCACAAACCATTGTCGTGTGCTGGGTATAGTTGCTGATTGAGGAATACCCAAAACCGATTCGCTATAGGGCTGCATAATTTGCCCCGTAGAAGTTGAAGGTACAGTTGGATAATTTGCACCTTGAGCGCCAGACAAATAGTCAAATGCTGCTTTAGAGCCACCAGATAATTTATTGTACCTAGCGTTGAACTCATCCATTGTTGTCGGTGCTTTTGGCACATACCCAGTATTGCCCCCACCCGCAGTGTAAGTATCCACAACATTACCCATACCAGTAAACCCGTTAACAGGTATACCGGGGATACGTGGAGACTCAGTAATTGTGCCATTAGGATTAACAACTGTCCCACCACCAACAACACCCGCACCTGTATTACCGCCAACACCAGGTTTTAAAGTAGCTGCAGGTGCTGTATTTATGGATGTTGGTGTTGTAACTGTTGGTGTAACCGTTGTTGTAGGCTTAACTACTGTAGGTACAACTGCCTTAGACGCATATTTACCATTAGGATTAACAGCATCATACAATGCTTGAACTTCAGCCGTTGACATATTGACAGCTTTACCCATTGTGGTGGGATCAACGTTCCATAAATCCATTTCTTTAGCAATTTGCATATTTGCTGGCATGTTAGTAGCCGTATTAGGGCCACCGCTGGTATTTTGCGCCGTTACAACCGCATTTCTAATGTCTGTAAGAGCGCCTGTTGATGGGTTTGCACCCAAAGATTTATCAAAATTACTAACATTTGCCAATGTTGGATTAGACAATGCTGATACTGAATATGGATTTGCACTTGACTTCATGTAGGCGGCATATGCCGTAGGATCCATGTGTGCTTGCGCCAATGCTGCATTAACCGCATTTGGGTTTGATAAGTCAATACCGCTTGTTTGAATATAGTTGGTAACTTGGTCGGGCGTATAAGATGTGTAATTGGGTAAAGCAGCTTGAGCTGTGGTTGCTGCAGGGCTTCCATTGACATACAAACCCGGTGTCTCTGTTCCGCCCTGTACTATATTTTGAGCGTTTTGTACCGCCATTTGGCCCGCTTGTGCAGGTGTTGCTGCGCCCATAGACCTATCAAGAGCCGCTAATCCAGCAGGTGCATAACCCGCAGCCGCTACTGCAGCAGGGTCGGCATGGAATTCTTGTGTAGCCGCAGCAACATTAGCATTGGGATTAGCCGCAAAATAAGATTGAATTTGTTCTGGTGTATAGGATGTGTATCCACCATCGTCAAAATGTGCAACACCGCCTTCAGCCATGTTTTGTGGTTGATTTGTATTAGAAAGATTTGCGCCAATTGTGGAATGCAAGTCTACCGCAGGTTGCATCTGAGCGTAGTTAAATTGCCCCGGGGCCATACCCATTAACCCACCATCAGCGGCGGTTATGTATCTCGAAAGATCAGCATTGTTGCGTTCATCAGCATAAGTACGACCGCCCCATTGGTCGGCAGGGACTTTACTTACATCATAAACTTCTTTGGTGTATGGGTTAACCATCTTAGTCTGCACATATGCAGTAGGATTTTTACTAGGCATAGGCGTAGTTGTTTGTGGCGCAGCCAACATAGGAGCTGCAGCCATTAAACCTTTTTGCGCTAACCCCATACCGCCGCCCATTTGTTTTACAAAACCTGAAGGGTCGTTGTACGCAGATTGAATTCCAGAACCTAATGTACTCATAGGCCCTGCTTTAGCTACCGCATTTGTTGCAGCTTCGTGAGCGGCAAGAGCTTCATCTCCTACGTTAGTTCCTGCTGTAGAAAGCGCATTAGCTCCTGCAGCTTCACCTATAGCATTAGCACCAGCGCCCATTAGCCCGCCAGTTAATCCAGCGCCACCATAAGCACCCAGTCCAGCCATTAAACCTTTGCCAATATCTCCGGTACGAGCAGTTTGTATACCCCCTACAATTCCGGCAGCTGTCATGGGGTCAATCATGCCACCTGAAAAATAAGTAAGTCCAGCGCCAATAATAGTTGGCATCAAGTTATCTAAAAACCCAGCTTCAGGGAGTCCAGTGTGTGGGTTAATAGTTAATGAGCCACCATGCGCTTGAGCAAGCTGCTGCAAACCGCCAACTTCATTGGGGGTCATGTGAACCAACATCTTGTCGTTGCCACGACCGTGTTGAGCTAAGTGATTTGCTATGTTCTGGAGACTCATATTTTCCCCGTAAATAAGTTGAAGTTTAACATATTAGCCCACTTTCCAGTTAGTTCCGTTTGAGAATACAGGCACAGTGTTTGTACCCCCAGCAGCAACTGTTGCGTTAAAAGTAGTAACAGACGAATCTGATACAAAAGTCCGTATCCCAGCGCCTACTACAGCAGGGTCAGGTAAGTTGGCCACAGTGTATATATTAGAACTCGTTATGTAAGTGTTAACTAACACACTTAAAACAGTTGTCAGCTCATTAAAATACAAGCGCAAGATGTTTGAAAACTGATCTTGATACCTGCGTTCATACTGTTCCGTACCTAAAGGCAGGCTTGGTGCGGCAGGGGTTGTGATTGTTGTGCGTGCCATTATCTGCGTCCGTCAGGTCTAATGTCTAGCCTCGGGGCACCCAACTGCCAAGTCGTACCAACTTTGTTGGATTCCATCTTAATAATAAGCTGTCGGCCACGCACCCTTGTGTAAACCTCACCCGTAAAGGTTGTTGGATTAGCGCTCAAGTTAATGCTTTGAACACCATTCGCTCGTGGGTTATTTGTACCTGAGCCTGAGCTATACATGGGATACAGCGTCATGGTGGCTTCAGGTGTTGTCCCGTCCGTTGAGCCTTCAAATGTCAAATCAGGGAGAATTCTCCACACAAAAGAAAAATTATGGCCATCGCCAATATCAAACTCGGAAGAAGAAATATATGCGTCAATAGGCGCCGCAGTACCTGTTTCGTTGTCATCAACGCCGCTCTCCTGATAAACCAGACGATTATTAACCGTAGCTCCAATTGGGCTGACATACAAACCGGAATCTATCCATGCAGTTCTGGCCATTGTGCCGTAGTACCAAACTTTTTCAAGGTAGTTGTAGACCACATAGCTATCTATTGTCATGCTATTTGCAGAACAATAAAACCACCATACTTCATTAAACGCTTCTACAGTGCTACCAAAAACTTGTTGGTTTTGAGACTGATTGATATTATTAAAAACAAATTTACGTAAATCACAATCAAGCGTTTGAACTCGGCCATCATACAAGTAAAACTTTTCTTTACCCATCCAGTAAACAATACCAGACGCAAGAGCCGCAGCATTCTGCCCCATGATGGAGATGTTATCCCCAAGAAGCTGGGTTTTCCAGTAGTAAGGAGCGCCCACATACTGCATAGAGTACAGCGCTTGATCGGTAAAGATCACGATCTCTTGACGAGTTTGGATGGCTGTTTGAATTTGTGAGCCGTGGGACAAGCGGATACTACCCGCTTGATTGGTTGCATCAGGAGTCCACTCGTAGGGGTTTTCTTGGTCTGACCAACGAATCAGCATAGGATCAAGCGTGGTTGAGCCGTAGTCATTGCACCCAAATACAATTGCAAACCGAGAGGTATCGGACACAATAATATAGTCTTGCTTAACGGGCACATCCACCAAATTGGATATATAACATGACGAGCCTGTAGAAGATGTATTGACTACAGCGCCGCCGCTATCAAGAAGATTGGCTGTCACACCTTGCACGTTAAACAAATAGTATGTTGTGCCCGCAGTAACGCCTGATGGCATAGAGCCTGTGGTATTGAACTGAACGGCTGTGCCTTCAGTCAAAGGAATTGTGTAAGTTACAACAGTTGGAGATGCGTTGGTAAACGTAACCGAACCGCCCAAACTGGACAGCAAAATACCTCTTGTGTTTACACCGCCAGAAGCTTTCCAATAGTAGAGTCCTGCACCACGAGGGCCAAAGAGCAAGTTTTCACCAAAGTTATAGGCGTTCCATAACTGCAAATTATTAGTTACTGCTGTACCATTCCCCCAAGTACCCGTATTCCATTGACCAGCACCCCAACCATTAAAAGGTGTTTGAGTAGCTGGGCCGGTGTTAACTTGGTATTGAGCTACAACTGCGCTACCACCACCCGGTGAGCCTGAAACATCTGTTGAATTGGCTGTAGCAGTAGCAACAAACGTATACGAATTTGCGTTTGTAACAGTAACTTGGTATTCTTGATTTAATACACCAGCAGTAATATTCCCACCCAACCCTGTAGCCCCGCTAAATTTTACAAAATCTCCAGTAATAGCACCATGAGCAGTTGCAGAAACTGTAATTACTGAGCTTGTATTAGCAGCGGTAAAAGGATTGTTGGCTAAAGTTGTAGTAGCGCGTATGGGCGTAATATCAAAATAATCAGTACCATAAGTTATATAAAATTTTAAATTTGTGCCAACCGCCAAATAAATAGTATTACCTAAGTTAACCCAGTTCCAAAGCAGTCGGCATACGCCTAAATATGTTTGCGATGAATATTGTGTCCAGCCGCCAATTTTCTCAGGCGTGCCTTGACGGAACCGCACTTTGTCGGATTCATACCAGCCACCCTCATTGGTGTATCGAGTGTTCTCCCGGTTAACCCCCGGCTTAAAGACGACTTTTTGTAGTGGCATGGTGTAATTGTCCCATTA